AAAACTTGGTACAGGTTCAGACTTAGAAATATTCCATAATGCTAACGACTCTATTATTAATGATGCTGGACAAGGCAATTTAAAAATACAGTCTGGTGGTAATACAAAAGTAGAAGTTACTTCATCAGGAGCTTCGGTTACAGGTAACATAACTGTATCTGGAACTGTAGATGGTAGAGACATAGCTGCTGATGGTACTAGCTTAGACAGTATTGAGCAAGGTAACATTGGAACTAACGTAACTAACGGAAACGTAAAACTAACTCCTAACGGAACTGGTGTTGCTGAAGTTAGAGGTGCTGGTGGAGCTGATGGTACACTACAACTTAACTGTTCACAAAACAGTCATGGTATAAAATTAAAGTCACCACCTCACAGTGCTGGTGCAAATTACACACTTACATTTCCTAATACAGCAGGTGGTGCTTCTGGTAACGTATTAACAACTGACGGATCTGGTGGATTATCTTGGTCAACACCTAGAACAACTGAGAATGTACAAGACATTGTCGGTAACATGGTTACTGGAAATACTGAGACAGGTCTTACAGTTACATATCAGGACTCTGATGGGACTCTAGATTTTGAATTAGATGACGATGCAGTAACTACAGCTAAGATTGCAGACGATGCAGTAACTGGAGCAAAAATAGGTCACAACACAGTTGCAGCTATAAACCTACAAACTGATGCAGTTGAGACATCTAAAATTTTAAATGAAGCTGTAACACTAGCTAAACTAGAACATGGTACATCATCTAACGATGGTAAGTTCTTACGTGCAAACAACGGAGCAGACCCTACATTTGAAACTGTTAATACAGACTTAGTTGGTGACACATCACCACAGCTAGGTGGTAACCTTGACCTAAATGGTAACGATATAAGTGGTACTGGAAACTTCAGTATAAATGGTAACGTATCTGGCAACAGTTTAACTACTAATGCTGGTAATATTATTATTAACTCAACAGCACCTACTGTTAGTTTTGTAGATTCTGATGCAAACCCAGACTACGAAATAAAAGTAAATGGCGGAGAATTTGATATAAGAGATTCTACTAACAGTGCAAGTAAATTTAAAATTAATACTAGTGGAGAAGTTGTTTCACAAGGTAAATTACATTGTCAAGCTGGTTTAGATACTGATGGAGATGTTCAGATTAATTCTGGTACAACAAATAAAAATATATTATTTGATGCAAGCGATCAGGCTTTAGAATTTAATGATGATGTAAAAGCTACATTTGGAGATGGTACTGATTTAGTAATCCGACACTCTAGTAGTGACAACAACTCTTATATAGAAGAAGCTGGAAGTGGAAGTCTAGTTGTAAAAGCAGATGACTTCTATGTACAAAATGCTGGAGCTAACCACTCACAACTTATATCAGATTCTGATGCTGACGTTAAGTTATCATTCAATGGTACAGCAAAACTTCAGACTACAACTGATGGAGCCAAGGTTTTAGGTACTGGTAACTTTGTTATACCTTCTGGAACTACAGCTCAAAGAGGTTCAGCTTCAACTGGTGCCCTACGTTATAACACTACAACTAGTCAACTAGAAGTGTATAACGGAAGTGCATGGTCTGGAGTTGGGGCAAGCTCACCACAGATCTATAAAGTAACAAACACTACAACTACTGGTGCTGCTGGTACAAGTATGGTTATTACTGGAGAAGATTTTGTAAGTGGTGCAACTGTACACTACATGGGTGGCGATGGTACTTCTGTTGCTGCTGGTTCTGTTTCATTTAACAGTTCTACCCAGCTAACAGCTGTCAGCCCTGCATTACTTGTAGCTGGTGCTCCTTATTCTATTAAGGTAACTAACCCTGATGGCGGTGAAGCTGTAGCTGCACCCGAAGTAGAAGTTAGTGCTGGTAACGCTCCAACGTGGACTACTGCTTCTGGACAAATTGGTAGTAACCAAGTTAAGAACACAGCCGTAAGTGGATTAAGTGTAGCTGCTTCGGATGCTGATGGTCAAGCTATCACATATTCTGAAACAACAAGTGTGTTAACATCTAACGCTAACACCCCTGCTGCAACTATGAACTTGTCGTTAAACAGTTCTACAGGTGCTATTACAGGTACAGCTCCAAACGTTACATCTGATACGACTTACAACTTTACACTTAGAGCAACTGATACTGCTGGTAACACAGTAGACAGAAACTTTAATATTGTAGTTCTTGCTGCACCAAACCCTATATTCTGGTTTGCTGGTACTAACTACGGTGCTACTGGTACTAGATCGGGTACAACTTGGAGTCATACAGGATATAACCCTAACGCTTCTGGTGGTGGTAATGCTAACAACAATAGATTACGTGTATATGGTAATGGTACTGGCAGTACATACGCTGGATTCCATCACTTCTTATACAGTAATGCTATTACTATACCAACAGGGCATGATAAATGCCAAATCTATGTTTCTAGTATATATACTAACGTTAACGGTTATCGTTATAACCAAGGTAGTTCCTGGACAACATCACAACCAAGTGGTAACTCACACGGTTCTGGAGCGTTTGGTGCAAGAAACATGGGATCTCATGGAAGTGGACTACAAACTTATGATGTTCCATCAACCCATCAAGGTGTAACTAGATATTTCCAGATGTTCGTATTTGGTGGACAAAACGGTGTACAATATCAAGAAATTACATTAATTAAAACTTATAACCAAAATAATCCATAATGAAGTTTAATCGTGAGTTATTCAAGAAAGACTTAAATAAAGCCTTTACTTTGCTTACGGTAATTACAAATTGTTTTATTATTTCTGGGGTTATACATCATTGGAAACCCAAAGCTAGACCTATTTATAGGTACACATATGACAACACCACAGTGGCAAAATATAGTATTGCCAAATGTACAAGAAATAGAAACAATCTCAATACCGCTTCCTACAGCTGACGTTCCTAGTTATGTCCCTATGGTAGTACCTCCAAGTGATCTTAAAGAGCCTGAAGGTACACAACCCATTAAGACAGAAACTAAGGAACAGCCACCCCCGCCAAAGTTAACTATACCAAAATTCAATGTAGATATACCATTACCTACTGGCGAAGTAGTGGTGGCTGCAAGTTATGCAGCGGTATCTGCTGTAGCGGTAACTACGTTTGCCCAACCGTTTTTCGATACTATTAAAAAACAAATACAAAAGTTCATACAAGGTAAGATAGATAAATGGAAGAAAAGAAAAAAGGATTAGTCACTAAACTAAAAGACATTGCTGAGGACAAAGAACATCAAATAGAAATACTAGGTACTTTTGTCCGATTAGGTGTTGTTGTTTGGTCTGGTTTTATTATTACCATGAACTATGTAGATATACCTATGGTAAAGAAGTCTGGTAACTCAGATATCACGTTTGTGGCCAGCGTTTTTACGGGAGCTCTTGCCACATTTGGCTTGACTACTGGTAAATCACACGGTAACAACAAAGCACCAAACTGCCCAATGGCAAAGAAACAAGAAACTCCAAAGACATGACTAAATGGATAATACTCTTGACTTTGTTGTCCCCCGCAGTAGCGAGAGCAAACACTGTCACGCCTCAGTTTACAACAGGGTCGATGCAGTCGACAACGACAACAAACCAAGTAATAACCGAGACTATAGAGCACGACATCAAAGGTGCAGCCGTGACAACTTACAGTGGTACAAACATCACCGTTGGCGGAACTGGTGGGATAGGTTCAGACAACGCAACCTATACACCAACAACCAACGCAGTGGACTGGGATCTACAGATCACAACCAGAGAAGCTGGGACTATAGAAACAATCACAATAGAAAGAGAAATCGAAACAGACAGTACCACTACATCCTACTCTATCTTCTCTCAATAACTTCACCCGCTTTTGCGGAAGGAGAGACTGTTAACAATAGTAACCCTGTGGCAGCTGCTACGGGAAACGTCACAAATCAGGCTGTACAATTCCAGAACAATGGAGCTCAAAGTAGACAGTTCTTTGGGCCAAATATAAGTTGTAATGGAAGTACAATGACATTCCAACCTTTCTATATGGGTAATCACACAACCCCTAGGGATGAGTTTGGTAATCAGTCTAGTTATACTATAGCAGAGAACTGGGGGTTCCAAGTTAACTTTATGGTTCCCTTAGACAAATCAGGTTACAAACAGTGTAAAGAAATTGCTAAACGGCAAGAAGAGAAAATGAGGCTCGACTACGAGCTTGTCCGTGCTTTAAAATGTGCGGAATTACAACAAAAGGGCTTTACGATACGCCCGAATACTCGTATTTATCACGTGTGTTCAGATATCGTACCAATTCAATCACTATTAAAAAAGTAAAATGTTAGCACTAATCAAACCACTCGTCCTTACTGCTTTAAAAAGTCCAAAGTTTAAACAGTTTGTCGTAGATTTATTAGAGAAACTAGTAGAATCAACTGACAACGAGTTGGATGACAAAGCATTACAAATAGTTAAAAAAGGACTAGATATTAAATGAACAGAGCTGGAGAATCGCAGTTTAACGAGTTACATGCACTTGTCACCGAAGAGTTCTTAAAAAGAATAAAAGCTGGTGAAGCAACAACTGCTGATTTGAAAGCTGCATCTGATTGGCTATATAAAAATGACATTACTGGGGTTGCGTTTGATACGTCACCCCTTAGTAAATTGGCTAGTGTTATGCCAAAGATAGACTTCGATGCAGTACAAAAAGCAGTTAAAAGCTAATGGCTCCTAAACGTAAACCACTTTCTCAACTACGGAGAAGTGCAAGAAATTATAGACTCAATCCAGAGTCTAGACAAAAGAAAAATGCTGCCCAAAGAAAACGAAACAAAACCACGGCAAACAAAAGATATAGAGCCGAACTTAACGGTGCCAGGCGGAAGGCTGGGGAATACGGCAAGGGCGGTAAGGATTTTTCACACACTAAATCAGGAAGACTAGTACGTGAGGATCCTTCAACAAATAGAGCAAGAAATCGTGGTAGAAAATGATACCAGTACTTCCTACTTATAAAGATTACACACAAAACTTAATAGTTATGACATCAACGGATGCTAAAAAACTCTGGAGAAAAGCTATTAAGGAGGCAAACAATTATGAATGTATTTATTGCGGAGAGCGACATCATGAATTTGATCTTACCATTGACCATGTACGCCCCAGATGTGCTGGAGGTAGCCACATGGCTAAGAACTGTGTTCCAGCCTGTAGAAGATGTAATCAAGAAAAAGGAAGTATGGACTGGCTAACGTGGTTTCGTACTACGTTTCCACCTAACCCATTTAGAGAACAACATATACTAAACTGGATTAAATGATTAACCAATTTTTAAGTGTATCAAAACTAAAATTAGGTGAACTGAAAGACATAGCTAGAGCTACGCCAAAGCCCATTCGCTGGGCAGTGGTGTGGTTCCTGTTATGGTTTGAACCTAAGTATATAGATTATAAATCTAAGCAAGCTGTAGACAGAGCTCTAAAGCAATATAATAAAGTATTTGGTACTGATGTAAATGTAGTTATAGATAATACAAAACCGATAAAAACTTCACCATCTGAAGTGGTAGGTTTAGATGATATGTCTATAGGTGATGTATGAGCTTAGAAGAAGAACTACATAAAGATTTTAGGATATTTTTAACAGCTATATGGACACACCTTAACTTACCTGTCCCCACAAGGGCACAATTATGTATAGCTGAATATCTACAACATGGGCCAAAAAGACTACAGATACAAGCGTTTCGGGGAGTAGGAAAATCTTGGATTACTGCTGCCTTCGTACTTTGGACGTTATTTAATGACCCAAACGAAAAAATTATGGTTGTATCTGCATCAAAAGACAGAGCTGACTCATTTAGTATCTTTTGTCAAAGATTAATACTAGAAGTACCTTGGTTGTCTCATCTTAAACCTAAGAATGATGACCAACGGTGGAGTCGTATCTCTTTCGATGTTGGGCCAGCTGCACCACACCAAGCACCCTCAGTTAAGTCTGTGGGTATCACAGGGCAGCTAACGGGGTCTAGAGCAGACCTTATGGTACTCGATGATGTCGAAGTACCTAATAACAGTATGACGGAGCTACAACGTGAAAAACTCTTACAACTTGTTACTGAATGTGAGTCTATTCTTACTCCTAAACGTCAGTCTCGTATTATGTTTCTTGGTACTCCTCAAACAACATTCACTGTCTATAATAAGCTAAGAGAACGTAGCTATAGACCATTTGTGTGGCCAGCACGGTATCCCCGCAAAATAGCCATGTATGATGGCTTATTAGCCCCGCAATTAGTCGAAGATTTAGACAATGAAACTGATTTAACATGGAAACCTACTGATACTCGCTTTAAAGAAGAAGACTTACTTGAAAGAGAGTCATCTATGGGTAGATCCAACTTCATGCTACAGTTTATGCTAGATACTAGCCTATCTGACGCAGAGAAGTTCCCATTAAAGTTTGCTGACCTAATTGTCAACTCAGTTAACCCAACACATGCACCAGAAAACATAATATGGTGCTCTGATCCAGACAATATAGTCAAAGATCTACCTTGTGTGGGACTCCCAGGGGATTATTACTACAGACCTATGGCTATTCAAGGAGAATGGATAGAATATAGTGAAACTATTTGTAGTGTTGACCCATCTGGGCGTGGAGCCGATGAAACGGTAGCAACATTCTTGTCTCAGTTAAACGGACTTATATATGTACACGAAATGTTTGCATCTAAAGACGGATACTCAGATAAGACACTATTAGAAATATTAAGGAGATGCCGTAAGTATGGTGCGAGTACGCTGCTCATCGAGAGCAACTTTGGCGATGGTATTGTATCAGAGCTATTTAGAAAGCATTGTCAGACGACAAAGACAAACATTAACATAGAGGAAACTAGAGCAAATGTCAGGAAAGAAGACCGTATCATTGATAGCCTTGAGCCTGTTTTTAATCAGCACAGGTTGGTTATTGATCCCAAAGTTATTGAATGGGATTATGCGTCAAATGCTGATGAAGCAACTGAAAATAGATTCCAATATATGCTTGGATATCAAATCTCCCGAATGTGTAGGGAAAAAGGTGCCGTTAGACATGACGACAGAATTGACTCCCTTGCCCAAGGAGTTAAATGGTTCACCGATGCCCTCGCCATCTCAGCCCAGCAACAAATTAGGGACAGGAGACATGAAGAGTGGATCGACCATCTAGAAGCTTGGATGGATGACCCTGAAGCAGAGGCAAATCACATGGTACTAGGAATGGACTTAGACCAAAGAAGAGAGGCCAGAGGGGCTACTAAAAGCCATACACACACATGGGTTTAGTCAACCCCACCATAACACACGGGGAAGTGGTGCTCCTCGTGGGTGGAAACAGCGGTCATGAGGGGAAGATGTCTTCGACACTCCCCCTCTACTACAAATCGTGGTAAGTTGCACGATATATGATTAAAAAATTACTCTTACTCTTACTAATACTAAGGGTAGCTGCTCCTATCTCGTATATAACGTGGGTAGCATTGCGGGATGCTAAATTTTGGCATAATTTTCCGAAGCCTATTCTCAAGAGTCGATGATGGGCACGACCCCTGTGGGGGGTTCTTTGTTCGGTTATCCGCACCTTGTCTCACTATCACGGAACCCCCACAAGATTATTTCAATATGTTACAAAATAGCCCAGCGGGGATTGACTGGTATAACTTGAGTCTCAGCGAGACGCCCTGGAATGTAACAAAACTTAACAAACCTTGACACATTCTTACCTGAGTCTCATGAGATCTGTTTTTGTCTCATAACATAAGCTTTACTTATATGTCATATAAGATTTAATGAATTAGATATATATAGAATTATTAATTGTGACTCAATGTAACGATTTCTTGACTTTAATCTCAAAATATGATATATACACCCCCCTGAAAATTATTCCTGTACTAGTACATATGTACTACCACCATCATCATAGGCTTGCGGCTCATTCTGTCAATGGTTATGTAACGGATTACAACAAATGTCTGGGTTTCAACAATTTTCCAGGTTTGGGGTTGATTTCCTCTATTTCGTGCTAATATAGATATATACAAATGAATTTTTAAATTTTTTATGAATCCAAAAACAGCCCTCTAATATAAAGAGAAGAACCACAAACAAAACGAGCTACGGGGATCTATCCTTAGAAGATAGAAACAGCACCACTTAACAATGTGCGTTACCTCTAATGCGACCCAAACCGCAGCACCGAACGGCAACTAGTAGGGTGAGACTGAAGGGGCGACAGCATCAATGAGGGACTGTAGCGAAGTGTATGATAGGATGCACGTGAACGGAGGGGAGCGATAACCGACAGCTTCGAGCCAGATAGCACTAAAGGCTGGCATATACCTGGAAACCAAGGGATTCGTGTGCCTATCCACAATCATCGAGTCCGCAAAATGTTTCCAAAACACGCAATTAATTAATTAACGTCAGTAGGCTAGCACGATGCAAGCCAACTTGCCTTCTAAGTGGGAACACTTCAGAATGAGCTGCTAGACTCTGACTTTCATGCGGTTACTGGCTACCATTAACGGGTGCGGTTCGATTCCGCTAAACTGCAATTGGCGTGGGTCTAAAGATGCTCGGACTGTCTCTAATTTGGTGAGAAGAAAGCTTGCAATTACCACGCCTACCAACCACATTGCACCATGACTTATTCACAATTATCACACAATGCACGTGAGATTGTTGCGAGATTCACGCTCGCCACCACTCAAGAAGTGCAGCTAGGCTGTGACTGGTATCCCTCAGCTCTCAAGATTGCCGCTCGCATTGGCGAGAAGTACGGACTATCCGCTGAGACTGTAGCGGGTGTCATCGCTGCCTTATCACCAAACAACCGCTGGGAGCGTAACATTATTGATGCTGAAGCTATTATTAAATGCTGGGCTGCTGGTGGTACTCGTACCGATATGCTCGCTGTAAGCTGTTGCACCTATGGTAAAATGAAAGCCAAGGCAGTTGATATCCTTACACGTGACATACCTATTATTGAGATACTTAATGGCAAGAAGCTTATTGAGTTCTTCAACTGCATCACTAACCCAATGTTGAACGATGTATGTATTGATGGACATGCTTACAGCGTATGGTTTGGGAAACGCCTAACCATGAAAGAAGTTCCACCAATAGGCAAGAAGCTACGTCAGACAATCAAGACTGATTATCGTGACGCTACCAGCTTCATTAATGAAGAGCTAAATGAAAGCTACAAACCAGCTGACATCCAAGCTATTACATGGGTTACCCATAAACGAATACACAATGTATAATTACCGTTGGTTGACTAGGTGATATTGTTATCATTAAAGCGTAAGTAATGTGTCCTACCACAACCGCCTTACCGCCAACTTCACCACACCTGAAAATCATGACTAATCACAATGATGACTACGATCCTACTCCTTACTACTTGTATGATGATACAAATGGCGAGCCACCGATCTCATGGAAGGAACGCCAAGAATTAGAAGATAAGAAATTCAGAGAGGAGTACGGATGGGCATGAGAGTCTTAGACTTATTCTCTGGGATAGGTGGCTTTGCCTATGCTGGTCATCTACTCGGAGGTTTTGTTACAACACAGTTCGTTGAGAACAACGCATACTGTCAACAAGTTCTCCGCAAGAACTTTCCACATGTACCTATTCACGATGACATCACGACATTTGACACATCTTACAAATTCGGTGAGTTCGATCTCATCACCGCTGGATTCCCATGCCAAGACTTATCCTCAGCGGGCAAACAAGCTGGACTTCGAGAAGGCACACGCAGTAGCTTGTTCTATAGGGTTATGCAGATTGCTAGGCGTACTCGACCTAAATTCATCCTCTTTGAAAACGTTGCAAATACAATCAGTCACGCCAAAGGGGAGACTTTCCAGCAAATCCTCTATGAAATTGCCAAAGCAGGGTACAATGCTGAGTGGAGCATTATATCAGCAGCAGATATGGGAGCCTCACACCTCCGTAAACGTATCTGGATTATTGCCTACGCCAACGACCCAAGATACTATCGCACATCCAAATGCCACCATCACGGATACGGGGAGGAGACTATCGTCAAATGGTACGAGTCACAGCCTCAACATACAAGACAAGTTAACGCTATTACCGACACCGAGAGCGAGCGAGTGGAAGGGGATAGGAACCAAGGGGTCACCAAGCAGCTTAAGGTGGGCGAAGCAGGGCTACTTAACTGGAGTGATACAAGAATCAGACTTAGTCCCGAATGGCGAACCTACGCATCTCAACCCATGCTTCGTAGAGGAGATGATGGGCTTTCCCGTAGGGTGGACAGACTTAAATGCCTAGGCAATACAATATGTCCTCAAGCAGCAACCATTCCCCTGAATCGTATAAAACAGCTTGACTCTCTCCTCCAGCATAGCTAATATGTTGGATGAGGGACTCTCCCTCTACTGTTCACTTACTTTAATCGCTATGAAACCACAAGAACGCACTTCCACTATAGTTCGCAGCATAGATGTCAATGCTTTAACTGGCTATGCTAAGGTCGAGCTATTATCTGGGGCAGTTTATGAGTATCATAATGTCTCTCGTAGTGCATGTGTCAACTTGCTTACACAACCTAATATGTCACTAGGTTTTTGGTTCAATAAGAACTGCAAAGCTAATGGTGTTAAGTGTAAGCAGCTTAAAGATGTAAATCTCTCTACCAAATGGTCAGAGTTCAAACGTACTTATGCCTCCAACTAATCCAATGACTGTTACTTTCGATAAGTCTGTAGCCCCCTCTCTTTTAGAGGGTGGTTACAACTACACACCATCTGGCAACAACACCATCCAAGTTTATTTTGGATATGACCAAGACAGGGATATCTATGATATCTTGGAAGAATCTGGGCTGGGACATTTAACTGATTCAGTAATCTATACTGATTATTATAATGAATGAAATTTACCAAGCCTACAAATCAGGAAAAGCTAAACAATGCAAAGAATGTGGAGAAATCAAACTCCTCAAAGACTTCCCGCTATTTAGTACTAAGGGAGCAGGTCGCAAGAATACTTGCAAACATTGTTCAAACACGCTAGCTACGATAAGGCGTAGACTACGAAGGCAGAATCCTCCACCATCATCGCCTGGAAATTGCCCTGCATGTGGTAGACATACTACAGCATGGGTTCTAGACCATGACCATAACACCGACCAATTCAGAGGTTACATATGTGACTCATGTAATGTAGCCTTTGGTAAGTTTGGTGATGACCCTTACACAATGCAACGTTCACTTAATTGGCTTCAATCACATGGCTGACATTATTGACCTTAAACCAAAGGAAGACTTACAGTACATTGAGACTTTTGACACCTTTGATGACCCTATCGTGTACACTATTTCACGAACCTCTGAGTTATCATTCGATACCACAATATGTGGAGTATTCAACTCTGCCGATGCTGTTATGGTACGACTCAAGCGTCTCCTGGAATCTCCAGTAAGAGATGGTGAGAAGTATATAGTAGAGGTACATACCCTCAGAAACTTAACAAGAGAGGAGGACTTAAACTAATGACAATAGATTTCAGTTCACTACCTCCAGAGCATACATGTAAGGACGCTCGTTCACTTCAACAAATCTACGAGGACAACATTCAGAATGAGCATGATGTGTTTAGAAGAAATGTTGACAGTACACTTGACTACTACCACAACCAGTACTGTACAAAGACGTGGGGATCTCACTTCGTTGATGCCCTAACAGATGACCCTGACATAACAATCAGAGAGTTCTTTGAAAATGCAGCTTATGGCGAAGATGAAGACGAAGACGAAGACATGATAGATCTATCACTCGAAGAAAATGCGGAGGATGACGTATGAGTACACTACATCATGACGAACGCCTCGAAGATTTACTTGAGGAAGTTAAAGAAGCTTTCCCTTACTACGATGAAAACAAGCAAATACAAATTGCTGAAAAGCGTTTTGAGGAGGAACTTATTTGAAACCCCAATACCCTGAATGGGTTTACCCAATAATAGGAATTGGGACTGCTGCCTTAGTACTAACCTTTGTTACAGCTATGGTAGTAGATGGCAGAGACAAACCTGCACGTCCTTTAGATAGAATAACCCCTAACAGATTATGAGAAAAGTTTACCCAAACCGCATACGTGAGCTTAACAAATGGAAAGCCACCGACCAGTTAACTATGGTTAGTGTTGAAGATGGTATGTATGCAGCTGATAACTGGAAACTACCGCCTAGTCACCTTTGTATTGTAAGAGCTGAACTACCAAATGGTACAGTTAAAGAACGTGCTTATCGTTTACAGAAAGCTGCTAATTCTTACATGTTACAGCTTATAGCAAATGGGGCTAACTTCCATCTTCTTACTCACGATTCACTTAAAACAACCGACTTCAAATGACACTTAATCCACACGACCTGTCCGAATTACTATATCGGTTAGGGTATTATGTTGATGATGAGACTGGAGAGGTTATGGTCGAACTCGACCCATGTGGCCCTCCCATTGTTGATAGGTTCCTAACTAACTTAGCAGTTCAAGGTTCACTAATATTGAAACGTAACGCAGAGTATGAGCTAGGTTTCTATCTACCAAACTGGCAATGTTTCAATAGTATGGAGGAGTACTGTAAAGTATTCCCTTATGAACAACAGTGTAAAGAGTATGACTAATCTAACACAACATCAAATCGACCATCTCGATGACTATGAATATGCCCTCTTCCTCGCCTATGGGGACTCCTTCAAACCTACACCGACAGTTCCTCCTGGAACAAGAAGCTATAAGTTGCGGGAGGAAAAGACTACAAGACTCGTTAACGAAGTTAGAGGAGAAATCATACGCCTCGGCTTCCGTGTACGGGGTCGCATCAATAAGAGAGGCGTTGCCCTATTTAATGGAGCATATCGAGATCACCTTCGGAAAGCTAAAAAACGGACAAGCTGGTAAGTTCTTCAAACCTATTGCAGAACATATCAATGAGCTTGAACCCTTAGCGATTGCAACTATCCTACTCAAGATAGTATTCGACAAGGTCTTTACCTTCGATCGTAATGCTGACCTTATCGTACCTATGATGACTGCCATTGGTGGAGCATTGGAGTCAGAATGTAAGTTCCGTTGGTATAAACGTGAACATCCAACTATCATGCGATATATCGAACGTGTGTATTTCCATGAGGTTACAGGTACACAACAAAAGTTAAAGATCGCTAGTGAAAAGTTCGGAGAACGTAATATCAGGTGGAACTCATGGTCAACAAAGACTAAGATATCACTAGGTAGATGGGGACTTACAGCAGTAATGGAGTCCACTGGTTGGTTTACAGTAGATAAACGTAAGTCAAGACGTAAGAAGTACGAATACCGTGTTGTTGCCACAGATGACTTTAACAACAAACGGAACGAACTAATTAAAACCGCTGAATTATTTAGTGGCATACCTTGGCCTATGTTAGTTGAACCAGACGACTGGGGATATGATGAAGAAGGTAACATAATCTATGGGGGATATCTTACAAATAGCATGATGAAGGGTCACGAATTAACTAGACGTGGCAACCCCACCATTAAACACGGAGAAACGCCTTTAGCTTTCATAAACAAGCTACAGAAGGTAAAATACCGTGTGAACTCTCATGTTCTAAAAACTGCCGAGTATCTAAGAGAGAAGGAAAGGGTAGTAGGGAAGTTTATTCCAATTTCCCCAGCGTTCAAACCTCCTCGTCCTCCTGATGCAGAGGAAGATGCGAAGAAAAACCTACTATGGCGAAGAGCTATGGCAGAAGCACACACAGCTGATCGTATTAATTTTAAAAGATCAGTAAGAACACGAACACAATTAGAGGCAGCCGAAAAGTTTAAGAATGACGAGTTCTACTTATGTTGGTCGTTTGACTATCGTGGTAGAGCCTACCCAATTCAAGCTTTTCTTACTCCGCAAGACACAGATTTTGGTAAATCATTATTACGGTTTGCTGATGAGTCTCCAGTTACAGACACAGCTGACACATGGTTAGCTTTCCAAGTAGCCACTACCTTCGGGCTTGATAAAGCCACGATGATCGAGAGGTTACAATGGGTGGATAATAACAGAGCCTTAATCACAAGGATTGCAATAGATCCGATAGAATATCTCTCAGATTGGGAGAATGTAGAAGAACCTTGGCAGTTTATGGCTGCCTGTCATGAGTACCATCATTGCTGTATTGCGAGAGACAAGGATACTACTGGGCTTATGGTAGCTGTAGACGCTACATGTAGTGGTCTTCAGATCCTCGCTGGTCTTGCTAAAGATCAGAGTACAGCTGAGTTAGTTAATGTCGTTCCGTCTAAAGAACCGAGCGATGCTTATAAGGCTGTAGCAGAGAAAGCCAAAGAGTTCCTACCGAGTTACATGCACCCTTGGATGACTCGTAACGTGTGCAAACGCACAGTGATGACGATTCCATACAATGCTACTAAGGATAGTAGCCGTAAGTATATACGTGAAGCTCTTAAGGAGGCTAGCATAGAGGTTGACCAAGATGAGTTAACTAAGATAGTAAATGCTGTCTATGATTCTATGGACTGTATAGTCCCTGGGCCTATGCAAGTTATGCGTTGGATTAAGAAAAGTGTAGGAGAATATATAAGGAACGGTGGTAAGTATGTAGAGTGGGAGACTCCCTCTGGTTTTGTAGTAAATCAGAAACGTGATGTCATAGAGACAGAGCGAATGGAGTTACAGCTATTAGGTCGTACTAGCGTACGCATCCCTAATGGTAAGCAAACACCCTGTCCTAAACGCCATCGTTCTAGTACAGCTCCGAACTTTATTCATTCTATTGATGCAGCGATTCTTCACAGATCATTTACTCAATTCGATGAACCATTCACAGTTATTCATGATTCTGTCTTATGCAGAGCAGGGGATATGGCAACACTCAATCAACTCGTGCGAGAAACCTATGCCAATATCTTTACCGAAGACTGCTGGCTCACTAAGTTCTCACACACCCTCAACGCCTCTGATCCACCACCCATTGTTGGAACACTTGACCCAGAGGTAGTATCCAATTCCACTTATTTTTTCTGTTAAATGCAAACACACGTCACCAAACAACCCGTTCTATTAGAAGGCTTCCAAGCTGTCCTTAAGCCTGGGGAGTGGGGCTATAAGCTCTCAGTCCTCATGAAAGATGACATCGTTAAAGAGCTAGAGGAAGAAAGAGAATCAGCATTAGAGTGGGCTAAGTCTAAAGCTAAGAATCCCAAGAGAGTCTCTATTAAACCAGAGCCTTGGGAAGAAGTTGAGACACAGCCTGGAATGTACCAAGTTAAGTTCAGCTGGAGAGATGGAGATAAGTTCATCCCAGTTGTTGTCGATACTGAAGGTACACAGATAACAGACAAAGAGACACCAATATATAATGGAAGTAAAGTAAAGATAGCTTTCTTCCAAAAACCATACGTCCTACCTACAGGCGACATCGGTACATCACTAAAGCTAAAGGCTATTCAAGTTATTAGTCTTAACAGCGGAGCTGGTATTGTCGATGACGGAGATCTATCTGCTGAGGATGCAGCCAAGTTATTTGGTTCAACCACAGGCTTTAAGGTAGACGAACCTAACGTAGACTCTGCACCTTGTAGTGTTGAAGAGGACGATGACTTCTAATGAGAAGTAAATTAGAAGAAAATATAGCTGATGAGTTAGATAAGCTTGGTATTAAATATACCTATGAACGTGATAAACTCAAATATGTTATAGAAGCACAGTACATCCCTGATTTTAAAGTTGGGGATGTTTACTTAGAAGCCAAGGGTTATTTCCCATCAGATCAGAGACGAAAGATGAAAGCTGTAAAGAAAGCTAATCCAAATCTCGATATTAGAATTATATTTCAAAATCCGCTAAACAAAATATCCAAACGCTCCAAAACATCCTATGCGATGTGGGCTGAGAAGAATGGATTTCCTTGGTGTACATACTATGCAATCCCAACAAGCTGGCTCAGATGAATCAGAGTTCCTTTATCACGCACCTTGTAACAGATGTGGGTCTTCCGATGGTAACAGCGTTTACTCTGATGGACACACTTATTGTTTTGTGTGTAACCATTATGAATCTGGAGGAGAACCAAACCACTATCATCAAACCACCACCAAACCTATGATAAAAGGTGCACCCGTTTCACTAAAGAAACGTAAAATATCCGAAGAACATTGTCGAAAGTATAGGATACATAAGGACGGAGACGTACTAAGGTTCCATTACTTCACCAAAAGTGGTCAAGTCTGTGCTGCTAAAGTAAAGACAAAGGACAAAGATTTCTACTGGGACGGTAAGAATACCGATAACCAGTTATTCGGACAACACCTTTTCCCAGACAAAGGTACACGCCTTACTATATATGAAGGCGAATTAGATGCAGTATCTGGATATGCTGCATTACCTACATGGCCTCATGTCTCATTACCAAATGGGGCAGCTGGAGCCAAGAAAGACTTACAAAAAGTACTTGATTTAATTCAAGGCTATGATGAAATAGTCTTATTCTTTGATAATGACGAAGCTGGAATTAAAGCTACAGAAGAATGTGCTCAATTATTTCCCGCTGGAAAGGTTAAAATAGCAAGACTAGAAAAGTACAAAGATGCGTCAGATGCCTGTCAAGCAGGTGATTCTGAAGCTATCAGGAGAGCTATCTGGGATGCTAAGACCTATAGACCAGATGGAATTGTTGATGCCAAATCATTATTAGAAAAAATTTGTACACCTTCACCCCCCGCAGACCATGAGTACCCATTTCGAGGACTTAACGATAGACTACACGGCATTAGATATGGCGAGCTTATCACGATTACTGCTGGAAGTGGTATCGGCAAATCATCGTTTTGTCGAGAGCTTGCAGTACACCTCCTCGATAGAGGGGAGAGAGTCGGTTATCTTGCACTTGAAGAGTCCAACCAAAGAACGGCACTAGGTTTAATGTCCGCTAGTGTTGGCAAAGCCTTACACTTAGGAGAACAAACTAAAGATGAACTCGAACACGCCTACAACAGTACTATTGCTAATTGGAATCTTTTTCTCTTCGATGGCTTTGGCAGCTATGACCCTGATACGATCTATTCACGCATCGAATACCTTGCCTGTGGATTGGAGTGTCGTACTATATTCCTAGACCATTTAAGTATATTACTAAGTGGATTAGACGGAGATGAAAGACGTATGATAGATGTGACTATGACTAAATTAAGGTCATTAGTCGAACGTACTGGTATAGCACTATTCCTTGTATCGCACCTTAGAAGGACACAGAATGACAAGAACCACGAAGAAGGAGCCCGTATTACATTGGGACAACTTAGAGGAAGTGCAGCGATTGCACAGCTATCTGACGGAGTTATCGGACTCGAAAGAGATCAGCAAGACTCAAATAAACAAGCTATTACAACAGTTAGAGTTCTCAAGAATAGATACTCTGGCGAATGTGGTATCGCTTCATCACTCACGTACGATTTAGACACCTGTTCATTCACCGAAAATGAAATTAAGACCGAAGACTTCGACCCCGCAACGGACTTCGATTAACTTAGCATACGATATAGAGACAGATGGACTTGATTGCACTCAGATACATTGTGTAGTTACACAAGACTTAGATACTGGTTTAGTGACTGAGTATAACGATCAAGCATCACCATACTCTAGCGTTGTTAACGCAGTTAATGATCTTGAGGTTGCTGACAATATCGTTTCACATAATGGTATTATGTTTGACATACCACAGATCCAAAAACATTTTCCTTTTTTTCAAGGGAAAGCAAAACACTGGGATACACTTATCCTCAGTAGATTTTACCACCCAAATATATTAGACACAGATCTTAGACGCAAATGGACTGGGATGCCAGCACGTTTGTATGGATCACATAGCCTCGAAGCCTACGGGTATAGGTTCAAGTGTCACAAAGGAGAATATGGCAAGACTACTGATTGGAAAGAGTGGTCACAGGAAATGCAAGATTATTGTAAACAAGACGTTGCCATTTTAGTAAAACTATGGAGTCATTTCCAAAAATTCCTCAAGCAGTAGTTCTCGAACACGAGATCGCACTGATGATGTCACAACAAAAAGTGACAGGCTGGCCATTTGATGTAAAGAAAGCACAACAACTAGAGAATACACTATTAACTAGACTCGAATACCTAAAGGATAAGTCGATGAAGTTATGTTGGTGTGTACCTGGAAATTTATTTACACCAAGGCGAGACAATAAAAAACAAGGTTACTTTGCTGGTGCAGAGATGCAACGATTGAAAGAGTTTAATCCTAGCAGCAGAGAACATATAGCTTGGTGGTTCCGAACGTTTCAAAATTGGAAACCAAACAAGTTTACACCTACTGGTAAGGCGGTCATTGATGAAACCGTACTTAAAGAGATAGGTACAGAAGAGGCATTAGTATTCCTTGAGATTCTGATTACACAAAAGAAGCTCGGAATGTTGTCGCAAGGCACTAATGCGTGGTTGAAACTAGTCAAGGATGGCAGGGTTCACCACTCTTGCTTTATCGGTGCGGTTACGCATCGAATGGCACATTCACACCCGAATCTTGCTCAAGTAAGTTCGGATAAGGATTGCCGTGAATTATTTATTACTAACCCAAGCTGGAAACTTATTGATTCTGATCTAGCTGGGATAGAGTTAAGATTATTTGCTCATTATCTAGCCCGTTACGATGGGGGACGATATGCAAAGATCTTACTAGAACAGGATATTCACCAAGTTAATGCAGACAAAATTGGAATCTCTCGCAGACAAGTCAAGACAATTACTTATTGTTTCTTGTACGGAGGGGGTAACCAGAAACTTGGATTATCTTTTGACAATATGCTCCCCCTCGAACAAGCGAAGAAGAAAGGGGCAGAGATTAGGAGAGCTTATATGGATGCTATCCCAGGGCTGGAAAGTCTTGTCGAAGATACTCGTAGAGTTGCTGAAAGAGGTAGCATACGTGCTATCGACAAACGCCAAATCCATGTTGACAAAGAACATAAAGCGTTAAATTGTCTTTTGCAAGGATCGGCAGCAGTCATCGCAAAGCGTTGGCTACTAATAACTGACCATAATATACGCATGAGTAACATGCCGTATGAACGTTATGCTTTTGTACATGACGAACAAGTATTAGGGTCGGAGCCTCAATATGCAAATGATATCGCTGAAATGTGCAAGATTTCTGCATTACAAGCAGGTGAGTATTACAACCTTAGACTACCCATTGAAGCCGATGCACAAATTGGCGAAAATTGGGCTGAAGTACACTGATGTTATTAATTGATTGCGACTTTATTGCTTATAAATCAGCACAAGTATGCGAAGAAGGTATAGATTTTGGTAACGATGTTATCGTTGCACAATCTAACTTTAGTCAAGTACTTAAAGTGTTTGATAATGAGCTTCAAAAAGTTCAGACCGCTATGATGGAAGACGATGTAATCCTTTATTTTTCTAGTCCTCAAAATTTTAGGAAGAAAATTTATGCCGATTACAAGGGTCATCGAAACCGTAGGAAACCCCTAGGTTACAAACGCCTTGTCAACCATTGTAAAGAAAATTACAAGTTTGTCTTACGTGAAGGGCTCGAAGCTGATGACTCCCTAGGGATTGACGCTACGAGATACCCCAGTACTGACAACATAATCGTAAGTCCAGACAAAGATCTACGTCAAATTCCAGGTGTCCTATGGGATCTCACGAATGATGTAGAGGAGATCACTAAAGAGCAAGGAGATGATTGGCATCTAATCCAGACAATGGCAGGTGACCCAACAGATGGTTACTCTGGTTGCCCTGGAATTGGAGTCAAGAAAGCTGCTGCAATAATAGAAAAGAAAGACTTTAAATGGGAAGCTGTTTGTCAAACTTTTAGAGATAGAGGGTTATCAGACGATGACGCTTTACTCAATGCTCGATTAGCCAAGATCTTACAACATAAAGACTACGATTTTAACACCGAACAACCAATCCTTTGGAATCCTTAAACATGTTAAACGATTTGTTTCCACACCCTTTGATAGCTAGAACTGGTAGGATAGATAGCTGGATCAAGAATCCAGATGGACGTTTACCTGTGAGCTGTACAGTATTTGTAGTCGATGATAGCATCGAGGGTGATAATGGAATAGAAGCAAGCTGGCGTTTTGTCAGTCACGCTTTAAGATATGGAGCAGGTGTAGCAGTACACCTCTCTAAATTAAGACCTAATGGTCACACTAATGAGAAGGGACTAGTAGCTAGTGGCCCTGTATCATTTGGTAAAGTTTATTCTGCCCTCAATGAAACCATAAGACGTGGTGGAATTTATAAAAATGGGGCTTGTGTTTTGCATCTTGATTTAGATCATGATGACATACTAGAGTTTATCACTACCCCAAGACATGAACTACCTTGGGTAAAAAGATGTGTAGATCTTACCCCTGAAATGTGGAAGAATACACCTTATAAAAAAGAGTTACTAGAAGGAATAAAATCTGGTGACATCTGGTTAAACAAAATTAAACACCAACATGGAGAAAGAATCTACAGCAACGTCTGTCTTGAAGTTTACTTGCCCTCACGAGGGACGTGCTTGTTACAGCATGTCAATCTCGGTGCCTGTACTCTCGGCAACATACAAGAGGGTTTCGTTACAGCTATGTCCGAACTGTGTGATCTCCATGCACGGACAGGTGTTGGAGAATCTGGAGAATACCTTGCCCCATCACTTGACAGACAAGTGGGGCTTGGGATGCTCGGTCTTGCCAACCTCCTCAGAAGATACGGAGTAACGTACGCTGAGTTAGGTGAAGCATTAGATAGAATCAACCAAGGACTTACACCTCAAGAGGGTGACGCAGCTAAGATAGCGTTTGGATTAAAGCGTGGTATCATAGCAGCATCAGATGTAGCACATGAACATGGTATGGACAGAGCATTTGCGATAGCTCCTACCGCATCATGTAGCTACAACTCTAAAGATCTCGATGGGTTTACTGCTTGCCCTGAGATTGCACCACCGATAGCTCGAAGTGTTGACCGTGACAGCGGCACCTTTGGAGTTACATCATATGATTATGGCGAAGTTGAGATCGCCTCGGAAGTTGGCTGGGACGCATACAAGCGTGTAGCAGACGGCATAATGACAATGCTCAATAAAACGGGACTTCTTCACGGATACTCATTCAACTCTTGGAGTGATGTGGTAACCTACGACAATGCGTTCGTTGAAGAGTGGCTGGACAGCCCCCAAACATCTTTATATTATTCCCTTCAAGTTATGGGTGATACACAAGATAAGTCCAGTGCGTATGCAGCATTAGATGAAGGTGATGTCGAGGATTACTTGAGTGGGATATTAAACAAACCCGAAATCAAGTGCATAGGTTGTGAAGAATGAACCCTTATGATAAGTTATTACACAGGAAAAGAAAATGGACTCCCGTTAAACCGACCAAGGGAGTCCTCCTTGACGGTAGTGAAGAAGCCATCTACCGTGCTTTGGCAATACGGCATATGGAGCTACCTGTGGGTTCCTTTATTACGGAAACCCTTAGCAAAGAGATTCCCGAAACTGCTAGAGCACTTCTCGTTGACAATGTAAAAGACGAGGAGAGACATGACCTTGCTCTTGGCTACGTTGCTGATGTCCACGGACTAGATGACAAAGCTGAGAACGAGGCAAAGCTACTACGTGATGCGTGGATAGCACACCCTGACCACACTATACTCAAAGCATTGGTAGCCGAACGTGCAATTTTCTTTGTTATTTTACCTTTCAATCGCTTCTGTGGCGATGCTGCTCTTAGGACAGTATCAGCTGATATATCCAGAGATGAACAGATCCACGTGGCTTGCAACAGTCTCGTCTGTGCTGATCTGGGCTTACGCCCTAGTGGTTCTTTGGATAAACTTAGGAAGGCCACTATTAACTGGATCTTTGAACCTTTAAAGACCACAGCAACTAACAAATATTTGAACAGAAAATTTTGGACTGATTCTAGTGATCGTCTAATGTATGAGGGTAAAGCCCCCGAACTTTCTGAGACTAAGCGAGCCCGTATGCCCGCATTTTTTGAACATGCAAACACCAACTTACCACAGTACTCTTGACTGGGGACGTATCGAGAAGATCATTGATGAACTCGACCAGCAGTTTCCAGATAAGTTTCCAGACCACAACCTATCAGAGAAAGCAATATCCTATAGGGCTGGTCAATTATCTATTATAAGATTACTTAAAAATAAATTAAAAAACGGAGAATAATTATGTGTCTTCCAGGATTTTTCGGTGGCGGAGGTAGAGGAACACCACCACCCCCACCCCCACCAGCCCCACCAACTACTCCACCACCTCCACAGCCAATGCAACAGGCTCCTACACCTGCTCCAGAAGCTCCTACCCCAGCTCCTGTTTCAGAGGATGAGACTAAGAAGAAAGCAAAGGTAACAGCTAAGAAGGTAGCTAAGAAAGGTACTAAGGGTACTCAACAACTAGCTTCACCTCAGAAGCCAGCAACAGGTGGACTAAAACCCATCGGTACAGGACAAGGAGTTAACCCATCTACAGGTAGCGGAGGCGGAGCCAAGCCATGAAGAAAGCACGGCAAAGATATAACGAGTTATCGTCAGCCCGTGAACAATTCCTAGAATCAGCATATGAGTGTGCGGAACTAACCCTTCCCACACTTATCATGCGTAATGAGAATACCAACTATCAATCATTTATAACCCCTTGGCAAAGTGTTGGAGCTAAAGGAGTAACTACTCTTAGTTCTAAATTAATGCTTGGGCTCCTACCTCCTAGCACGACATTCTTTAAGTTACAGCTTGATGATTCTAAGCTTGGTGTAGACATACCAACAAACGCAAAGAGTGAACTGGATTTGTCGTTTGCTAAGATAGAACGAATGATAATGGAAAGCATAGCTGCTTCCACAGATAGAGTACAGATCTTTGCTGCCCTTAAACATTTAGTTGTAGCAGGTAATGCTTTGATATATATGGGTAAGGATGGTATGAAAGTCTATCCACTCAATAGGTATGTTGTAGAACGTGACGGTAACGGTGAAGTAATGGAGATTGTTACTAAGGAAAGAGTTAGTAAGAAATTATTAAACCTTCCTGAAATTGAGAAACAACCCAACACACCTAACGATGATGACCAAGGTGACTACAATGGTAGTAAAGATGTAGATGTATATACATGTGTTAAGAGAACTGACAAAGGATGGTATTGGTATCAAGAAGCTAATGGTACGTTGTTACCAGATAGTGAAGGTAAAGCTCCATTAAGCAAAAGCCCTTGGCTACCACTACGTTTTGTCACAGTTGATGGAGAAGATTACGGACGTTCTAGAGTAGAAGAGTTCCTTGGGGACTTGAAATCTTTAGAAGCATTGATGCAAGCTCTCGTTGAAGGTAGTGCAGCAGCAGCTAAAGTTGTATTTACTGTATCACCCTCAGCTACAACTAAGCCAGCATCATTAGCCAACGCAGGTAACGGTGCAATCATACAAGGCAGACCAGATGACATTGGTGTAGTTCAAGTAGGTAAAACTGCTGACTTCCAAACAGCATTTCAACTGGTTAATGTCTTAGAGAAGAGATTAGCTGAAGCCTTCTTAGTGCTGTCTGTAAGGCAGTCAGAGAGGACTACAGCGGAAGAGGTTAGAATGACACAGATGGAGCTAGAGAGACAGCTTGGAGGCTTATTCTCGCTACTTACAACTGAGTTCCTCATACCATATCTCAACCGTAAGATGCACACACTTACTAAATCTAAAAAGATACCTAGTGTTCCTCCTAATTTAGTCAAGCCTACCATAGTTGCAGGTATAAATGCACTAGGTAGAGGACAAGATAGAGAATCATTAGTACAATTTATAACAACCATAGCACAGACTATGGGGCCAGAGGCTTTAGCTCAATACCTAAATGCTGATGAAGCTATTAAGCGTCTTGCAGCAGCTCAAGGTATCGACATTCTAAACCTTGTTAAGAGTGTGGATGAGCGTAATGCAGAACAACAACAAGCTATGCAAGCACAGCAAATGCAGTCCTTAACTGACCAAGCTGGGCAACTTGCTGGGACTCCTTTAATGGATCCATCTAAAAACCCAGAGGTAATTGATGCAGTTAATTCAATGGTAGCCCCTGGAAATGTACCACAACCACAACAATAATGGCAGAAACAATACGCTACGATACATCAGATGATCCCGTAGCAGCACAACAAATTGCAGAGAAAGAAGCTGAGTCTCTAAGGGTAGGCGAAGAACTTATGGCGAAGCAAGATACAATGCTTGCTGGTAAGTACAAATCCGCTGAAGATTTAGAGGCTGCTTATATTGAACTGCAAAAGAAACTAGGTGAAACCCCCGCAACAGAGCAATCTGAAGATACTGCGGAGCCAGAAACAAGACCTGAATTTTATACTGAGGATGGTAGTGTCAACTATGATACAGCTAATGAACTATATGGTGAACAATTAGGTGAGTTATTTAAATCAAATGAGATAGATCCTTGGGAGATGTCTAGACATTTTGAAGAAAATAATGGTACATTGTCGGAAGATATGTACAATAAACTTAACACTGCTGGTCTTAGTAAAGAAGTAGTTGACAACTATTTAAATGGTGTGCGTAAAGAAGTAGGGATGACTTCATCACAACCAGAGTTAACTCAAGTAGAAGTAGATGAAATCAAAGGTCTAGCCAACGGTGATGAAGGATATGATTCACTTATGGATTGGGCTAGTAAAAATCTTAATCGAGCTGACATCGAAAGTTATGATGAAGTCTTAGCTACAGGTAATAAAGCAGCTATTAAATTCGCAGTAAAAGCACTTATGGGACAATACGAAGACGCTAACGGACGTGATTCTAAGATCGTTACAGGTAAAGAAGCACCTCAAGAAACATACAGAAGTATGGCAGAGGTTGTTAGAGACATGAACAAACCAGAATATAAACAAGACGAAGCATTTAGAGATGATGTTATCAGAAAACTAGCAGCATCTAAATTAAAAGTATAGGAGATTATGCTAATGGGCAGACTAAGAATCAAAAAACAAAAGAAAGTAAACTCAGTTAACCAACAGATGGCTTCTCATTTTGGAGTACCAGAACATGTACGGGACGCTGCAAGGCGACAGTACAGTGGTAAAGGTTATACTACCAACGATAAAAAAACTATTATTAACTATTATAAAACTAAAGCATAATGCCTAAAGGTAAGGGTACCTATGGTACCAAGAAAGGAAGACCACCAAAGAAAAAATACTGATGAAGGATATCAAAATCCATAGATTCAGAAGCGATCCTAAGTTAACACCCTTTGCACCTGAATGGGATTTTAGAATTATAGAGGGAATAATAGAAGAGGTAGACTTTAGTTACATATCAAAATATTTACTAAGCAAACAAGATGAAGTTCTTAGATTAGAAGCAACTCATGATGGTTGTACTGGTTTAGGTCTAGATTCAACTACTGCTAGACATACTAATTTTAATATCTTTAATTTTGAAGATCCTGAAATTGATAAATTAAAGTCAAACATTAGTACGCTGCATAATGTGTTGCTAGAGAATATGAATATGAAAAATGCTCTACCTTATATTAAACTCTATACTCAATGCTGGTATAATGTAATGAATAAAGGTCAGAAGATCTCTACTCACTTACATGACATAACTCCAACTTGTTATCTCGGAGGACATATTACAGTCCAATGTGATGATACTTATACTGGATATTGTCACCCAGCTTTGATTCCCATACTAGATGACGGTTCGGATAACACAGCTTTTGTACATAAGAGTGAAAATAAAGTGGGGAAAATAACTTTGTTTCCAAATTATATACCACACTTTACAGATGTACATAATGGTGATAAGGAAAGGATAACTATTGCTTTTGATCTTATGACCAATCAACCAACCGCTAACCATGTACAACTATGATTAAAGTCACCGACAACTTTTTAACTGAAGAAGAGTTTAAAAACATAAACTTAATATATGACCCTAAATTTATACCTTGGTCTTTCCAATCGGTAGTGCACGACACAGAGTTTATAGGTGATATAATAGATAACTGGCAGCTGTCATATATGATACTACCAGACTGTATATTCTATAATTGTTTAATGCCATTGTTTGATAAGATGGATATGGATGTTCACTTTAGGGTTAAGTTAAATTTAAATCCTAAAGCACCTGCAGTTAGGGAGCATGGTTATCATATAGATATTCCTGTTCCCAGTAAGACTGCAATCTTTTATTTAAATACAAATAATGGTTACACTAAATTTGAAACTGGAGAAAAAGTTGAAAGTGTTGCTAATAGGTTAGTTACATTCCCCTCTAATATTAAACATACTGGTACTACATGTACTGATGTTAAAGGTAGATTAGTATTAAATGTAAACTACGCACCTAAAAATCAAGCAGAGTTAGCTGAAAATAATATGGCACCTTTCCAAATTGTGGACAGCATACCAGATGATGCTAAGGTGGGTTTAAGGGATCTCCCACCACAACAAGAAAACCTTACCACAACAAAATGAACAACATTTTCCCCAACGAAACAAAACCAATTATTATGTCACATCATAACCACGACAACGATCAATGGCACGTTGCAGAAGAGACTAACGGTAGACTAGCTATGATAGGCTTCATTGCTGCTGTTGGTTCATATGTATTTACTGGTCAGATTATACCTGGGATCTGGTAAATGGCTGCAATTACATTATCAAAACCAAATACTAATTGGCAGAATTTTTGTAAGTGGGTAACTAGCACAGATAACCGCCTCTACTTGGGGTGGTTTGGTGTGTTAATGATACCTTGCTTATTAACTGCTACAACCTGTTTTATACTCGCCTTTATTGCTGCACCTCCTGTGGACATAGACGGCATACGTGAACCAGTATCTGGCTCTTTACTCTATGGAAACAACATCATATCAGGAGCGGTCGTTCCCTCCTCAAACGCAATCGGACTACATTTCTATCCCATCTGGGAAGCAGCAACTCTTGACGAATGGCTCTATAACGGAGGGCCATACCAGCTTATCATCTTTCACTTCCTTATCGGTGTCGCATCTTACATGGGACGACAATGGGAACTTAGTTATAGATTAGGTATGCGTCCTTGGATCTGCGTAGCTTACTCAGCTCCATTGTCAGCAGCAGCAGCTGTTTTTCTTGTCTACCCTTTTGGACAAGGTTCATTCTCTGATGGTATGCCTTTAGGTATCTCTGGAACATTTAACTTTATGTTTGTTTTCCAAGCAGAGCACAATATTCTTATGCACCCATTTCATATGCTTGGCGTTGCTGGCGTATTTGGTGGTGCTTTGTTTGCTGCTATGCACGGAAGTCTTGTTACCTCCTCACTTATTAAGGAGACAACAGAAGAAGTTTCACAGAACTATGGTTACAAGTTTGGGCAAGAAGAGGAGACATATAATATAGTAGCTGCACATGGTTATTTTGGAAGACTAATATTTCAATATGCGTCATTTAATAACTCTCGTGCTTTACATTTCTTTCTTGGCACTTGGCCTGTGGTTGGGATCTGGCTTACCTCAATGGGTATATGCACAATGGCTTTTAACCTTAATGGCTTTAACTTTAACCAGTCTGTAGTTGACAGTAATGGTAAAGTTATCCCCACATGGGCTGACATTGTTAACAGACAGAACCTAGGCTTTGAAGTTATGCACGAACGTAACGCTCATAATTTTCCGTTAGACCTCGCTGGAGAGGTAATTTCAGCACCAACACTCGCATAATGTCACGTCCGTTCATCCCCTTTTGGGGACGCATGACACCTAATCATGGAACGGGGATTAGGTATATGGAGGTTTACCATGACAGTAACTTACGTATATCGTGGCGTTGCTTACACAAAAATAGTTAAGTGAAGCTAAATTCTTTTTGGGCTGTAACCATTTCGGTTATGGCTCTTTTTACTTTTATAGAATGGTCACACGTTCTATATCATATGAGAGAAGAGACACCTCAGAGTCGGATCTCTTCTTAATTGGCAACGAGCCTCTACGGAGATACCTCTTGCCGTCATGACGGTGGGATAGACCACAACAATCAGTTTGAGTCTTAGCTGATACAATTAAGATTCCTACAATTCTAGATCTAGAGACGATACATATAACCTTACAAAATAATGGCACAACAGTCAACAGCCCATCAAGCGTCACAGACCTTTCTGGGTAGAATTAATACAGCGACAAACGCTACTAATAACAGAGATTTATATTTAAAGCTCTTCTCAGGTGAGATGTTTACTGGCTTCCAAAGAGAGACAATCGCACGTGACTTAGTCATGAAGCGTACACTCAAAAATGGAAAGAGTTTACAGTTCATCTACACTGGACGCACCAGTGCGGAGTACCACACACCTGGAAATAGCATATTAGGAAACTCTGACAAAACTCCTCCAGTAGCAGAAAAAACAATTACAGTAGACGACCTATTAATAAGCTCGGCTTTTGTATATGAGCTAGATGAAACACTAGCACACTATGAATTGAGAGGAGAAATCTCTAAGAAGATCGGTTACGCACTTGCACAAAAGTACGATAGACTAATCTTCAGAGCTATTGCTAAAGGTGCTAGACAGGCATCTCCAGTAGCACTAACCAACTTCGTTGAGCCTGGTGGAACACAAATCAGAGTTGGAGCAGGTTCTAACGCTGATGACGCTCTTGATGATGAGAAGTTAGTTACAGCTTTCTATGATGCTGCAGCTGCACTTGACGAAAAAGGAGTTTCTGATGACGGCAGAGTAGCTGTCCTAAACCCTCGTCAGTACTATGCACTTATCCAAGGAGCAAGTTCTAACGGACTAATCAACAGAGACGTACAAGGTGATTCCTTACAGTCTGGAAACGGAATTATTGAAATTGCAGGTATCAAAATCTACAAGTCAATGAACGTTCCATTCTTCAGCAAGTATGGTACTAAGTATGCACCTGCATCTGGTGCTTCAGCTGCTACTGACCTTGATACAGTAGATCCTGGAAATACAGGTTCATTCGTATCTGAGGCAATCGAGACAGCTACAGCAGTCACAGGTAACAACTATGGCCCACGCCAAAACTATGGTGCTGCCTCTAACTTTGCAAACACATGCGGATTAATCTTCCAAAGAGAAGCTGCAGGTGTTGTAGAAACTATTGGCCCACAAGTTCAAGTAACTTCTGGCGATGTTTCTGTAGTTTACCAAGGCGATGTCATCCTAGGAAGACTAGCTATGGGAGCAGACTACGTGAACCCAGCAGCTTGTGTAGAATTGTTCGCTGGAACAACTACAAAGCCAGCTGCTTTCAACTAATTTATACATCTTATGGGGGATTCTTTCCCCCCTTTTTTTATTATGGCAGTAATATCTTACGGAGTGTCTACCGAACTAGATGCTGTAAACTCAATACTCATGAGCGTTGGAGAATCCCCAGTTAATACTTTAACAGTGCAAAGCCCCGAAGTGGCTATCGCACAAAAGACTCTAAGGCAAGTGTGCCGTGAGATAGAAGCTGAGGGATGGTCATTCAATACAGAGAAAGAGTATCCGATTAACACCGATACTAACGATGAAGTTCAAGTACCTAATAACGTCTTACAAATTGACTTAAATATCTACCAACATGGTAAAGATTTTGATGTCATTAGACGTAAGGATAACGGTGTCCAAAAAATTTATGACAAAAAAAATCACACATTTAAATTTGAAAATAGTAGTAAATTATATTTTGACGTAATATGGATGGTAGATTTTGAAGACCTACCTCAAGTATTTAAAGACTATATTACGGTTAGAGCTAGTAGAATGTCAAGCAGCCGTATGGTTAGTAATCCAGAATCCGCTAAATTATTAGAAACAGATGAAGCATATGCTAGAGCACTTGCTATAGAATATGATACCCGCCAAGGTGATCATAATATATTTAATGATTACCAATATCAACAAGATGCAAACACCGTGTATCGCCCATACAAAGTATTAAGAAGAAGGTAATGGCAGCAGTCAATCAAAGTATCCCAAACTTTCTTGGGGGTGTATCTCAACAGCCAGATAAAATAAAATTTCCAGGACAGTTAAGGGTATGTGATAATGCTGTCCCAGATGTTACATTTGGATTAAAGAAGCGTCCATCTGGAGAGTTTGTAAAGACACTTACAAATGCTAATAGCACAGGCTATTGGTATGAAATCATAAGAGATGGAGATGAAAAATATTTATTTCAAATTACTCCAGCTAATACTGGGTCTGGACAAAAGCCCATACGTATATGGGACTTGTCTAATGGTAATGAATTAAGTCTGACAAATAGTAATGGAGACGCTCTATTCGCTTACCTTTCGGGGGCTACAGAAGAGTATGCTATCCAGACTATACAAGATTATACAATAATAGTTAACAAACAAAAAACTATAGGTACTACAGGTAATACTTTTTCACCTATTCACAGTGGAGATTACTCATATGCTAGGTTGGATACTGTTGCTTACAATACTGAATATATATTATATAGTGGTACAGCTCCCACACCCAACACTTACTACAGGGCTACTTCTGTAAAAGTTGATGTTATAGAAGTTATTAGTGAGTTTACTGTCACTAACCAAGGTTCTGGTTATAGTACATCCAGTCCACCAACTGTTACATTATCAGGTGGAGGCGGTACTGGAGCCACAGCTAAAGCAATAGTTGAAGATGGTAAAGTTACAAGAGTTGAAGTGACTGATGCTGGAAGCGGTTATACATCTGCTCCTACCGTTACTTTCTCTGGAAGTGGTGGTGCTGCAGCTACAGCAGTTGTAGGTTCTGGCCCAACATGGATTAGTGGTAATGAGAACCAAGCTAAGTCTGGTACTCTAACTTGGTCATTCTCTGGAGGATCTTCTGTTACTACTACAGGTGCTCAAGTAGGTGGTACAAATATTACAGAAAATATTGAAGGAAGTTTACAAGTAAACGGTCAAAGTTTCATTGCAAATAATGTAGAAAATTTTGACGGTGGTGACTTTTTAGGATATACACAAAACTATGATGTCCGCTATACAGCTACAGTTACGTTAAGAGATAGCGGTTTAATTAAAACAACAAACAAAACTACAGCTGAGAATGTTTATGTGGACGTTACCCTAGAAGGAATTAAGTATCGTCTTTCAGTTGAAGCTGTTGAACCAGTAGAAACATATAAAGGAATTTCTGGTATAGGTTATTATAAAAGTCCCAGAAATCCAGACAATGGTACGCTATCTATGGCTACTATTCTTAATGGTTTAAAGGCTTCTGTCAACAGTAGTCTAGCAAATGTCACAGCGGAGGTTATAGGTAGTGGTTTATTTATGTATGGTTCTGCAGCCTCTAGTGTTAACTTTCTTGGTGGTGCTGTTAATGAGAACATGAGTGTAATAGGTCAGAAAGCACAGGATATTTCTAAACTACCAGCTATGTGTAAACACGGTTATGTAGCACAAATATCTAATACTGCTGATCTAGAAACAGATGATTATTATGTAAAGTTTGAAGCTGATAATGGTACGTCTGGAGCTGGTAGTTGGGAAGAATGTGTAAGACCCCATAACTTTGCTGGAACTGCTGCTATTGATGCAATGGTATTAGGGCTAGATCCCGCAACAATGCCTCACGCTCTTGTTAACAATCGTAACGGTACATTCTCATTTATTAAGTTAGACGAAGCTACAGCTACCGCAAGAGGTAACGAGAACTATTGGGATAATAGAACTGTAGGTGATAACACTTCTAACCCTTTCCCTACATTTGAAGGTAATAATATACAGGAAATATTTTTCCATAGAAATAGATTAGGTTTAATTTCTGGTGAGAATATAATTTTAAGTCAGCCTGGAAATTATTTTAATTTCTTTGTCGTATCTGCTATATCTGCTAGTGATGATAACCCTATAGATATAACTGTATCGGATATAAAACCTGCATTTATCAATCACACATTACCTATTCAGAAAGGATTGTTAATGTTCTCTGATAATGGACAGTTTTTATTATTTACAGAATCAGATATATTTAGTTCTAAGACTGCTAGGCTTAAAAAAGTATCTAGTTTTGAATGTGACAGCAGCATACAACCTGTTGATATGGGTACATCCGTACTATTTACATCTAATGTATCATCACATGCTAGAGCGTTTGAAGCTACAATTTTAGATGATGATACACCCCCCGCAGTACTAGAACAAACTAGGGTTGTTCCAGAATTTTTACCAAAAACTATAACTAAATCTTGTAATTCAGTACCTATAGGTATTGTAACGTATGGTCAAAAAGGTGAACAGGAAGTATACCATTATAAATACTATAATACTGGACAAAAACGTGAACAATCTGCGTGGTACACTTGGACATTAACAGGCACTATGCAGCATATGTTATATACTGGTGGTAGTTTCTTCACGGTTACAGCTCAAGGTAGTAACTTTATTCTTAGCAGATATGAATATGTTACTGATGCTAGCTCTAATAGAGCATATGTAGTAGGAGGTGTACCAGCTAATATAGGCTCGCCCCTCAAAACAGCTAGATGGTTTGAACCATGTCTTGATAATTTAGTAGAACCTACAACTATTACTGGTACTGCACAGACTACAACTGCACCTGAGAAAACTGTAGTAGCAATACCTTACACTCCTACGGGAGCTAGTGAGTTTTATATGGTAGGTATTTCAGGAAACGACAGTGCTGGTAATTCTATTGCTGGCGTAGTACGGAAAGCCGATGCTGTAGGTACGGGTACCGCTACTTTTAATGGTATTAATATAGCTAGTAACGCTAAAATAGTACTTGGTTACCGATATACAACCATTGTAGAGCTACCTACATACTATTATAACAAGGGTCAAACTAACTATGACCTTGATGGAGAGCTACGTATTGCTGGACTTAACTTTGAATTAGGTGTATCTGGGCCAATGGAGTTTCATCAAAACCCAATATATGCTAATATGAGCTCATATGTACAGTATGAGTCTGGTATGTTAACTAACGCTAGCAACTATAACCAACCTCCTTCTGAATTATCTAAGTCAGTTAGAGTTCCTGTACAAAAGAAGAACGATAGATATACTATGCAAATACAAATACCCGATCCATTTTCCATCGCCTTACTCTCAGCTAGCTGGGACGGTAATTACTCAAACAAACGACATGTACGAAGGTAACGCTTGTCATATCGAGCCTTGCACTCCAGAGTTAGCTCTGAGTGTGGGGCTTAACCTACGCTATGAAGATAGACGTGAGGCAGAAGAAACCTCTGGTTTATGTGCTGAGGCTGCTATTATAGAATCTTATTATAATTCAGCATTTTCCGTGTATTTTACGGTTCCCAACGGCAAGGCTGCTGGAGTGGCGGGAGTAACCCCGCACAATGTAATATGGATGTTGTGTACTGATGCCAGCTCAGAGTATCCACACTCATTTGCAAGAGATGCAAAACGCTGGGTTGATAGTTTACTGAATCCTTATTTATGTAACCAAGCAGATATGCGAAATGAAGCACACATAAAACTATTAAAATTCTTAGGTTTTACCTTTATTAATTATCATGTCTACAATGGAGTCCCCTTAATACAATTTATTAAACCATGTGTACAGTATTAGCCTTCAGCATAGGACTTGGTGCTGCTCAGGCGGTGACAGGTATTGCAGAACAAAATAGACAACACCAAAATCAAGTTAATGCCGTAAACCGTAGCAACGCTATGGCTCGGCAAAAATATATAAACGACATTACAATATCTGCTTATGAAGATCAACGTAAAGGAGATGTATTTGAGGCTCAACTTAAAGCCGATGCAGCTTCTAGGGCAGCATATTACAAACAAAAAGAACTTAACCAAGCTGAAGCCAACAGAGCAACTGTTGCAGCTGACCAAGAATTACGTGAAAAACTGAACGAACAAATGTTTGCCAGTCAGACTAACTTAGCAAAAGCTATACAAGCACAAGGTACAGTGATGGCTAGTGGTATGGCTTCAGGACAATCTATGTTGATGGAATTACAACAGGCAGAACGTGATCTAGGTTTTGAACAAGCACAACTCGATGCTACTGTCTTTGACGCAACCCGTAACTACGGAATACAGAAATACGGTATAGATATGTCTCAGTATTCAGCTGATACAGCAGCACTTAACTCTATTACGACCTCTGCGTCTGTCGCACCATCTGCATCATTTAAAACTATTAGACCTATTAAGAAAGAAGCTCCAAGCAAACCTTCTATACTTGGGCCATTACTTGGTGGAATTAGTACTGCTATAAGTACTGGTACGTCTTTAGGTGGTGACGATTTCTGGCAAAACTTATAAATTATTAACTATGGCATATCAAAGAAGCACCAACGCTAGTGGGTTCAGAGGAAGGCAAGCTAGAGATGAATCCAAACAATACATAGATTTAGCTGCAAATTTAGAGAAAGTCAATAGACAAGACGTATCTAATTTTCAAAACGCATCTAATCAACAGCTCCAAGAAATGATGCGTGGAGATAAGCTAGATGAAATAGCTGATACTTACGAATTAGATAAACTCAGGAAGTTTAGTAAAGAATTTAATAATTTTCTTGATACTGTAGCTACTAATATTGCTAAACCTATATTTGATGCTCAAATGCAAGATGGTATCAATCAAGGTATATTAGCAGCTCAAGGAGATTCGGAAGCATTAGATAAAATGCGTCTTGATGAACAACAAGAGTTAGAAATAGAAAAAAAATCTAACGAGTTAGTTGAAAGAACTGAGTTTACTACGGAAGCTTTAAAGAAGAAGTTTGAGAAAGAAATAAAAAGAGATCTAACAGCTGAATATAGATTACTAAACCTTAAGAAACATAACGGTAACTTTGCTAGAGGATACCGTAAAGGTTTACTAATGGAAGCTGCCACTGGTTGGGATGCGTTTAGAGAGAGTGTTCTTACTGGTAGTAGTGATTATGATATTCAAAACGAAACAGTTACGGTTGATGGAGAGGAGTATAAAGTCGGTGAATATTATCAAATCCCATCAACAAAACTAGATGTTCGTAAAGCTATTGTTGCTAAAGTCCAGAGCTATTATCTAGTAAATGAAGGAGCTGGTTTTAAACAGAATCTTGTTAATACTCATCTTATTAAACCTGTTATTGAAAGAACAAATTTATGGCAACAAAAAGAGTTTCAAAAGGAACAGGTTGAATTAGGTTACAAAAGGATAGAAGATCTGGAGGTTAAGTTTAAAACTGATTTTAAGAACCTTGAAACAGAGCAGGGTAAAGCAACAGCAACTGAGACTATACAACATGCTTTAAATATACTACCATCTACCATGAAAATGATTGGTGTAGAAGGAAGTTATAATGCTAATGCTAAGAAAAAACTCTTAGATATGATAGTCGGTAAGGGGTCTTTCTTAGAAAATACTGAGTTATCTAACCAAGACGATATGTTAGATATTTTGAATTTTTTAGATGAAAAAAGATTTTATATTAAAGGTGTATCTGGTAAGAAGGAAGATGGTGAATTTGAATTAAGTTCTTTTAGTGAGTTAATGTCTGCATCTTATGACCGTGATGAAATACACGGTAGGATGTTACGAGAACAGTACACAAGAGCTAGTCAGGAATTAGAAGGTAAAAAACTTAATTTAAAAGAAACGTTACAAAGAATTGATAGACAATATATTGGTGATGAAATTGGTAAAGCTAAAGAATTAAACCAACTCTACGTTACTCATTACGGGTTACCTTGGGCTAAAACTATTCTTAACAGTCACGATAATGGTGAACTAATAGATTATAAAGGTACAGAACCTTTTGATAAACAAACTAGCATACAACGTATGCAATACTTAATGAAGAAATATAATGTTAAAACAGTTTTACCAGATGGAAAAGAAAGAATTTCTGTAATACCTATTACTGCTATTGATTTACAAAAAATACACCCAGAAGTACTTAATGAATATATTGATAACGGTATAGTTACTGATCCTTATAAAGATGCACCTGGGGCTTACGCCTTACATACAGAACTGACAACAGATCTTGTTGAAGAAGTTGAAGGTATATTTAAAAAAACAACCAAAGATAGGTTAAGTTCTGAACAGCAAGATACCCAAATGGATGCTTTCACAGATTACATTGGGCCACAAATATTTTCCTTTGCTTTACAGTTTTCTCAAGCAAATGATGTACCTTTAACTGAGGGCTTAAGACAAGCAAAAAAATACATACGAGATCAATTTTTAGGTCAAAACGCTGTCAATAAGGAGCTTCCCGAAGGTTATGTAAAGGACGCATCTTTAAATTTAAGTATAGATGGTGATGGATTTGATGACACAATATATTCTACCAAATCTAAAGGTTTAATATCACCTAAAACTATTGAAGGTACAATTACTAACAAACTTAAAGAGGTTTCTACCGAGTATGCCAACTTTGAATCACCAAATTTATTTGAATCAAAACTATTCTTTAACGACAATGATCGAGCTTTTTTTGAACTTAAAAATGATGGGAGAGTTCACTCCATCTTTTATAGAATGTCCCAACTTTCGGAAGGTACCACTCCGCCAGAGGTAATTTACAACCAACAAGCTAAACTTCTAGATCCTAGTCTGGTAAAGGAGTGGGATAAGGACACACAAAAAAGGATAGATGACTGGTTAGAACTTGATCTTCAACAAAGAAAAACATTAGTTAGTGGAGAGACAGAAGGTTATAATAGAGTAATAGTAGAAGCAGGTTATATTTCTCCTTATAATATTTTATCCAGTTTGGTAACTCAAGATGGTCAGCTACCTATTAGACCAGAGGAAGCTAATTTGTATTTAGCTGAAATGGGCTTACCATCTAAAGAGTGGGAACAAATAGTTGGTGATCCTAAACTATTAGAAACTTTACTTCACTATAAAATTAAAAAGGCAGTTAAGGCAACAGAAGGTCTAACCAATAACGATAATATTAGAGTACGTATGGTTGCTGCATTTATGGCATCAGGAGATGTAAACAACTGGAATAAAGATGGTTACGTTAATTTTACCCAAAGTGCTTTATCAGCTTATAGAAGTGGAGATACCAGTGCTCTTACACCGTTCCTTACTAAATTTAATCTTGGTAATGGTAACTCATTTAAAGTAGATTATAGCATCAACGAAAGTTATATACACCCAGAAGGTTCAATATATAATCAAGAGATACCTTCAGATTTCTTAGGTGTACAAGATATGTTATTAAAGCTTAAAAAAGAAGAAGTACCTTCACAATGGATAGTAAATCCAGAGCATTATGAAGGAGAAATTGCTGGTATTGGGCCAATAAGTGGACTAATAAAACGTATAGTTACACGTAAACCACAGTTTTTAGGTGAAACTTCTGCATATACTGAACATAAAAATTTAGAAAATAAGTTAACTAACTTAAGAATTGTTTACCAACAACTAGAAGGTAGGGGTAATGTCCCAGTAGGTCTACTCAATATTGCACTAAGCGATGTCTTAGGTGTAGAAAAGTTTAAAGAAGTTAAGAGACAGGCATCTGAACTGTTTAGAAGAGGTAAATTTACTAACCATGATGATGCTCTCATGAGTATATTAGTACAGCAACCAGAGTTTGCTAAAGTTAAGATAGCACAGAAGTACTTAAATCTAAATAGTTATAAGTTAAGTGTTGCTTCAGACCGCTATGACGTAGGTGGTGACCTTACAGGTAAGATAAGAGAGGAAGATTTAGTACCAATTAGAGGGTATGCTTGGGATAATACAGGATTAATACGTAATAAACAATATACATTCCGCATTAGAAAAGACGCATCTAAAGATTGGTTTAGGTTCTTTAAAGATGCTAAAGCAAACGGTCATAGCTTTGGTATAAATGATGGTTATAGAACTTTAAGTGACCAAAGAAAATTACTAGAGAAAAAGAAAAAATCAGGTAGTGAAGTAGATGTAGCCGAAGTTGGTAAGTCTAATCATAATGCAGGTGTGTCATTAGATTTAAGCTGGGCTCAAGGTAAAGAGGGCGAGGCAGCTTATGCTTGGTTATTAGAAAATTACACAAATTACAATTTATGTCCACATACAGGTACACCAACAACAGACATGAACAGCGGATGGAAAAAAGGAGAAACCGAAGCATGGCATTGGAGTTGGGATCCTACGGGATCATGTAAGCTGGAAGGACGGAAATAAATCATGAATGAAGATGAATTAATGCGTCTTGAAAATTCTGAGGAAGAGGGGGAAGCTACGGTTAACGACCCCCTCAGATTTCGAGATATGACACCCAGCGAAATTGACGCAATGGGTAGAGACGATTTGGGACTATTAGAAGCGTACCAAAACGACCAAAAACTAGAATTATTACAACAACAACAGGCAGACGAACAAGCTAAGGCTGAAAACCCACAGGGGTTCTTACCAAATAATCCTGTACAGTTTGTTAGTGAAACAGCTAAAGCTTTGTACGGTGGTGCAACAGATGCTGTTGAAAGTGTAGGTAGTTTTTTAGATCTTACGGGAGATACAATTACCTCTACTGCTAATAGAATAATGGGTCTGAACCAAGAATATGGTAACAACCCATTTAATGCTAAGGAGTATAGAGAAGCACAAAAGCTAGGTATAGGTGGAGCACAACCTGGAATTTTAAATGTACCAGATAGATTCCAACCTAATACTTTATCTGGATATGGTGACTTATTAAGAGGTCTATCAGAATTTGGATTCTTATTGTACACTACAGGAGGAATAGGTAAAGCTGCTAAGGCTAATGTTGCTGCTCAAACTGCTATACGAAAGACAGCAGTTATCCAAAGAAATCTGGGTAACAAATTACTTTCTGGAGTAGTAAAGAGTAAAACCCCTATTATAAGCAAACTTGCAACAACTAAAAAAGGTGCAAGATTTATTAAATTTTTACCAAAACATGCTGGTCAATTAGGTAATATTGCAGTAGAAGGAGCTACAGCTGATCTTATTTCTTCATCATCTGACTATGGTAACTTAGCTAACTTATTAAATGAGTATGCTCCTTGGCTACCATTATCCGAGTTTTTGTCTGTCGACCCAGATGAAGATAATCCTTGGACAGCTAGAATTAAAACTATTTTTGCTGGAGCTGGTGCAAATATTATAGCTCATTATTTAATGGCATTTGCTAAAGGTAGATGGACTGCTATCAGATCCCGTAAGGCTGGTAAGAGCATAGAAGAAGCAAATATAGATGGTAATAAGGCTTTAGAAAAGAGGCTTACAACTGAAATACGTGAGGAATATAAACAGCGTAAAGACTTACAAAAAGATGATGCTCTTAATAATCGTGGAATACCTCCAGATCCTTGGGAAGATCATATCGTTGGAAATCTAGACGAACCTCTAGGTAAACAATATGTGCATTTTTCTAAAGGGAATTTAGAAGATGTTACTGGTAATGAGCTTTTCTTTCATGGTAGTGGTAAAGGACTTCCAGGTGATTTCCCTTATTATACAAAAGATGCTCGTAGATGGAATGATGAAAACTTATTTGGTAATGGTTTTTATACTGTAGATGATTTGACAGTTGCAGCTGGTGATAGATCAGTAGGAGAAGGACTTGCTATTGGTATGGATGCTAGTGGTAAGAAAAAAGTTATGTACAGAGTTATAGAAAAAGAACCTGTTAAATTTTTAGATGCAGAAAAACAATATCCATTTGATAGTTTAGATCCAGAAGTTGAATCATTTAAACGTTTGGGTCTTCTTAATGATCAGATATCAGCTGATGGAGATGTACTATTTCCTCAGTCGATAGCAGATAATTTTGAATCAGCGTGGCCTACAGAAGGTAGTATTAGTTATTCAGACTTTATAGAAAAAGTTAAAGAGCAACAGCTATACCCCCGTGAGGAAGTCACACAGGTACTTGATGAGGTACATGCAGACTTACAAGAATTAGGTTATGGCGGTATTGAATATACAGCTAAACATGGTGATAGAAGTCATAAAGTTAGAGTGTATTGGACTCCAGAATCACAGATAGACTTAGATCCATACCGTTTAAAGAACTCTGCGGGATCTGACGTTAGTACAGATTTACCAATCTTTGACAGTAGAGGTTTTAGTGCACGTCCTCCTAGGAAACCTTGGCAAACAAATATAGAAGCTGGTAGAGGTTTAGAAGGAAGTAGAGGAGCTGAATATCTAATAAAAAGATTACAAAGAAAATTTACTACAGAGGGTTTAGATCCAGAAGAAGCTGAAGCTATAGAAGAAGTTATACAACTTTTGGGTGATAGATTCTTTGGCGATGTGTCTTTATCTATAACTAACAAGTTAGGAGTCCAAGGTAGGTTTAATTTTGGTACTAGACTCATTGAAATCCAAAAAGATATAATGGAGAAAGGTGAGTTTACTGGGGTTATGATCCATGAATTATGGCATACACTATCTAGATATTTACCTAAAACTGATGTAGAAAGATTAAATAAAGAATTTTTAAACCGTAAAGCTAAGTTCTTAGCTGAAGGTGGTAAAGATGCAGAACTATTTAAAAAAGGTAGATACACACCTTCAAATTATCGTTACAAAAATTTAGACGAGTTTTTTGCTGAAACTATGTCAGACGAGCTTGAACTATTCATGCTTGACTATGACATGATGGCACCTGTAGGTACGTTTAGACGTATAGCACAAGAAGTCAGTATATTTGTTAAAGATATATATGCCAATATTGCATCTCGTTTTGGTGGTAGTCAGACTAGACGTATATTTTCTAACTATCGTAGACAACTTTACGATACTATGCAGCGTAAATATACACTAGAATTTGAAAATCAGGGCTACAACGGATGGGAACCTTTCATTGATGATGATGATTTTATTCTCAGTGATATGGAAGACTTTGATGCAAGAGCTCAAGAAGGTGAAGGAGGGTTCAAACGTTTCACTAAAGAAGAGTTAGAAGCACAAGCACTAAGAAATGGAGAAAAAATTGGTGATCCTTGGTTTGAGGAGGCTGGTACTTCAGCAAGAAACAGTGATCCTACTAAGAAACCTACTCCAGATCGTAACCCTAATATGTTTGGTGAGCAAGATAAAACCTTTATACCAGATGATAAGAAGGATTTAGGTGGTAAAACTAAACAGCTTATAGGTGAACTATTAAATGACGGTACTACAAGTACTCAAGTACTTATACATAGACAAATAGAAAGGATGTCTGATGGTAGTGAGTCATTATATAAGTTCATTAAAGAATTTTCCGAGAAAATTGCGAACGAAATTTTTGACAACAAAATGAACTCGTTTGACTATAGGAAAGTTCAAGCTGCTATTCTAGGTAAAACAGAAGAACTATTTAGTAGAGTAAATGAGGACATTGCAGCGGGTACAAATGAGCGATTTTTAACCTATTTTGACCCTAAAAGAAAGAAAGATTATATTGAATACATGACTAATGGCAACAAAATTGTAACAGGTACGCCTGAGCAAAAGGTTGCTTTAGAGATGTTAATTCAAACATTGTCTAAAAGGGCATCTATGTACGCTACAGGGGCGTTAGAACTACCCCCAGGAGCAGCTGGAGTCCGTCAAATGGAACACGCCAACAAATCGCTTGTACTAGCCTTAAAAGAGTACAAGAAAATGAGCTATATGGCAGGAGCAACTCTGGAAAGGTTTAAAAATAAGCTTCTACCAGAAGATGCTAGAAGGGTTATACAGGGTGAATTAGCTGAAATTGATAAAGCATATGATGAATTTTATAAAGAATTAGATAGAATAGCTAAAGAAGGTACTAATATAGAGAGAGAAACCCTTATGGAGATACAAGCCTTATCTGGAGGTAGTGTTACTACTTTTGATGATGCTTTACAATGGGTGAAAGTACAAACTAAGGGAGGTAGATTTAAAGGTCAAAACTATAGATCTGGTATTAGAATACAAGCTAAAGGTTTGTTTTATAATTCTGTACTAAGTAGTTTACGTACTCCTATCAAAGCTATATTTGGTACTAATTTTATTGCATTATTACGTCCTTTCCAAGCATATGTTGGGGCTGCACTTAATGGTAATAAGAAAGAAATGGTTATTGCTGCATCACAATTTGCTGCTATGGGTGATATGTTCGCAGAAGGTCTTAAAATGTTTAAACATAACTGGGATCTAGGTATAAACCGTAAGGCTCAGTCTTATGCTGCTAAATATAACTTTGAAACCAGTACACAAGAATTTAAACAAATAGGTAGATTTGTAGAAATGTATGGTACTGACTCAGAAAAGATGTGGTATGGTGTAGCTAACACAATGTTAGACTTTAATAACTCACCTTGGGTACGTTATTCTCAAAATGCGATGGGTGCAGGTGACGCATTGGCTAGAACCTTGATCGGTAGATTTGAAATGCGTATGAGAGCAGCTAGAAAAGCTATAGATGACGGTGTAGATTTAGACGATGTAGTAGAAATAGCTAGACGAAGAGAAGAAAACTTTAGAAAAGAGATATTTACAAAGGACGCATATGATCAATGGGTTGTTTCAGATAGAGCCGCAGCTCTTGCGGGTGATGAAACTGCACTAACAAAACCATTAGGTGGTAATTTAAAAGCTTTAGAGTCGATGGGAAACATCACAGGTTTTAGATTTTTCTTCCCATTTGTTCGTACAGGCTTTAATGCTTTAGATTTAACTTGGCAACATACCCCAGGTTTAGCTAGATTCCATTCTAAATATAAAGATTTAATGG